AACCGCTAGTTCCACTCGAACCAGAACTACCACTTGTCCCTGATGAACCACTTGTACCAGAGCTACCACTTATTCCTGATGAGCCAGATGTACCTGATGAACCACTTATTCCTGATGAGCCAGATGTTCCTGATGAACCACTTATTCCTGATGAGCCAGATGTTCCTGAGCTTCCACTTGTACCTGATGAACCCGCCTTACCAGATGAACCAGAACTTCCACTTGTACCAGATGAACCAGAACTTCCACTTGTACCTGATGAGCCAGATGTTCCAGAGCTTCCACTTGTACCTGATGAGCCAGATGTTCCAGAGCTTCCACTTGTACCTGATGAACCCGCCTTACCAGATGAACCAGAGCTTCCACTTGTACCCGATGAACCAGCAGAACCAGATGTTCCACTTGAGCCAGAACTTCCTGATTTTCCGGATGAACCAGAAGAACCTGAAGTACCGCTTGACCCTGAAGAACCAGAGCTTCCAGAGCCAGCTCCACCTAAACTAATTCTATTCCACCCTGTTTGTAAGGTTGTGCCTGTGTTGATTGCGTCTGAACCGAAGTCCGCAATTATTGTCGCATCACTTACATCATATCCTACGACTACATCTACTGTAGTTCCATTAACGTCTACTTGTGTTCCTGGGTTTAACGCAATATCACCATTACTTTCAGCAGCATTCCATTTATCAGGGTAATCTACAATATAAAATACGTAAAATGAATTTTCCTCAATCACATAGACAAGCATACCAATTTTTCTTCTACCACTTGTCAATTGGTCACCCTCAATAATCAATAATGAACCCTCAAATTCTATCGGAATATTTGTCAGATTAAGGTCGGAAATACTGTAAACGGACATGTACCCACCCGCAACAAACATATCGTATGTAACAGGTACACTCGAACCTAATTGAACTGCGGTACCTGGAGCGTATGGTGCAAATCCAGCATTAAACCCTAATCCTCCATCAAACCATGTGGATTCCGAATCTTGCTGAGGTAATTGAAAATTAAATGGCATTTCCTATAATTATAATAATAATCAAATTAATGTGCCTCCTCTAAAGAAAATATTTGTATTGTTTTGAGTAATTCTTAACCCCGTATTAGTAAAGCTAGAGTAAACTCTATAAACACCGTTAGGAATATTTGTACCTCCCGTATAATTAAAAACAATTGATGACATATTAGTTCTTTGCGTAACTTGAGTCGTTCCTGTTGGTGAATTGAATAATCTAACAAGAGTATTATATCTTTGGGTTCCTGTTGCCCCTGTGGGTATTATCCAAGTATACCATCCAGCAACACCATTTGGTGTTGTAGTCCCTGAAAGAACACGAGTTGTTGTCATCCTGTTTGCAACAATGGGAATGCCATACGCATCAACTCCTCTTGTTATATTATATGTTGTACCAGTTCTGATTGATGGTTCTGTAACACCCCATCCAGAATATCTGACATATGAATTCATTTGACGATTAAATGTCGTGGTGTTGTTTAATGTTGGAGAATTAATATTGAACCCTCTAAAGGTACTACCTTGTGCCAACATATAGTTGTCTAATTGTGTCCTGACTGCCGCTTGGTTTGAATCAATAAACAAGAAAGAAACAAATTCGACCGCAGGTGTTAGACTTGGAGTAACTGTATTTGTAGGTGTAATTGTTGGAGTTGGAGTTGTAGTTTCAGTTACTGAAGGAGTTGGAGTTTGTGAAGAGGTTTGAGTAGGTGTAGTTGTTTGTGTTGGAGTTGCGGTCTCTGTTACAGATGGAGTTGGTGTACCTGTTTCAGTTGGAGTTGGAGTTTGAGTTGGGGTTTCTGTCGGTGTTTCTGTATTAGTCGGTGTACTAGTAGGTGTCTCTGTATTAGTGGGTGTACTGGTAGGTGTTGTTGTTGGAGTTTCCGTTTGGGTTGGTGTTGGTGTTGAGGTTGCACCAAGTGAAAGTGTAACTGTTGGGGTTGGTGTTGATGTTGGTGTTGATGTTGGTGACTCACATGGTGGTTGTGGGGTTTGAGCAGGAGTTCTCGAAGGTGTGGGTACGGGAGGGGTTTTAGTAGGGGTAGGAGTTGTTGTGGATGTTGGTGTTTGACTTGTTGTTGGTGTGTTTGATGGAGTTGTTGAGGGAGTTAAAAAAGGTGTATTCGTTGTTGTTGGAGTTGGTGATGGTAAAATGTAAAGATATTCTTCTATTGTACAATTCGCCGAATCTGTAATTTTAACTATAAAGTTTTGATTATCGTATGGTGAGGGCACATCGAAAAAATATGGAAAAGTTGTAACACTTGCAACGAACACACAATTTGCACTCATAGAATCACAATAGTAGACTTGTGCTGGTGTATTACCTGTAAAACTTATTATCTCTACTCTTGTCATTGCTCGCAAATTATGTCGTAACTAATCAACAAATCTACCGTTAGTTGTTGACTATTTAATGGACCATCAGGTGCCGCTTGAATTGTTATTTGATTTGAGAATTCATTTACCGTCACAGTTTGAATCCCCGGTATAGTAAGTATCAACGTTCTCACTGTTGTGAGCCATAAACTATCTGACGGTGGTAATAAAAGTGACGTAGTTGTATAAAACTCACTCTCGTACACATCCCCCGCAGGTTGAACTAAAACTCGTGCGGTAAATGTTGCCGAACTCAAAGTGCAACCACTATTGGATTGTGTTAAATCATAAAACCCTTGATTTAACATTTGTAGTAAACCACATTTAGTTCCATTTGTTAATTGGAACAGTTCACTACCCATTGAATATACTTGGTAAGAAACATAACTTGAGTCACAAGTTATTTCAGTTGTTCTTTGTAGAGTACATCCACTACTATCTATAATTGAAACTGAATAAGTTCCTGCAGTCAATCCTGTAACCGTAATAGTTTGAGGATTGTTTGGTACATTAGGAGACCAACTAAATGTAAATGGTGGTACACCTGATGAAATAAACGAGGTTATTGTTCCACCACTTCCACTTCCACAAGATGATGAATATAAACTGAAGGAAATTGGTTCAGAATAATCAACATAAAATTGATTAGAGATTGAACATCCGTCAGCATCGACAACTGAGACCGTGTGAAAACCTGATGAAACATTTGTGAATGTTACTGCAGATTGTGTAGTGTCTAATATTTGTGTTGTATTATCTAAAATATAATCAAAAGGTGATGTACCTCCTGAACTTTTGAGAACTCTAACCACTGCGTTTGAACCACCGCAAGTTGCTCCCGTAATTTGTGTTGAAATATCGAACTTATTTGTTGCTAATATTGTTTCTTCTTCTTGATACGAACAACCTGAACTATCACTAACAACAACTGTGTAAGTACCCGCAGTTAAATTTGTAAAATCTTGAGAAGTACTCAAGGTGGATACTGAAGTTGTGTTTGATGTTGGGTATATCAACGTATATGTATACGGTGTAGTTCCTCCAACAACATCTATTGAAATTGAACCATCGTTTTGAGAACAATTTGAATTTGTACTATTAATCGCAACCGAAGTCATTCCGTTAGGTGGGACTAATTGAGCTGTTTCAGTTATACTACAAAAACCTGAGTCAGTAACTTTAATTGTGACCGCACCTGCAGTCAATCCTGTAACAGTAAATGTTTTAGCATATGATATTTGAAAAGCTCCTGTGGACGCCGAATAAAAATAAGGTACAGTTCCACCAGTAATAACCATAGTTATTGACCCATTATTTTGAAAACAAGTAGGTTGACTAACTATAAAATTGCCAAACCCGATTGGGTCGACTTTTGGTACTGTAAAACTCTTGCTTAGAACACAACCAACATAATCTGTCACCGTAACACTATAAACACCTTCAGTCAATCCAGTAATTGTATCACCTGTCTGACCATTATTCCAAAGGTAAGTGTAAGGATAAAATCCTGTCTGTCCTGTTATATATATTTTTCCTATTGCAGAACCACCACAAGATGAATTTGGAACAACATATGCACCATAATCAAATGGAGTTGAGTCACCAATTACCATAGTTTGACTTTGTCCCGTACAACCTCCTAAATCAAGTACTGTAACATAATAAGTCCCAGCACTCAGACTATCGAAATTTACAAAGTTTGTGTTTGTGGTTGCAGAATTAACTAGTGTTCCTGCAGATGTATAAAGATAAAAATTAGTCGAAGAGTAATTCGAACTTGAACTTGCACTTATTGAACCGTTGTCTAAATCACATGTTGTATTAAAAACATTAGTTATGTCAGTACATACACCGCTTGATACGGGTATATTAACCAAAAATTGAAGGTTTGTAGGTAAAGTACTATCACTAACCCTAACACTGTAAGTTTGAGCATTTAGTCCAGTTCTAATTGATGGGAAAGTTGTGATATTATCAAACCCTAAATTAGGAATTTCCCACGTTACGATATAAGGTGGTGTTCCTCCGAAGGGAAGGATACTTATACTTCCAGATGAATTACTTTCACAATCACCTGTAATCAATATGGTATAATTAAATTCAGCCATTACAACTTATTTCTATATTTATACCCACGTTTAGGAACAAATTCTCACCAATGTTTATTGGTGTCATTGTTAAATTATATATAGTCAAATCATTACCATTTAGAAAATATCCCAAATTGTATTCCGTCAATTGTGGTAAGTTATTTATAAGAGCAGTTCTCCATGCAATATTTGTCGGAACATCTGTGGGACCAAACCCTGTATAGAATTGTTCTTGGATTATTATTTCATTACCAAGTCTTAAATCAACGTACCAATTCGATTTCAAAGAATTTAACACACAATCAGTTATTAATAAACCTTGTGATGTTAAAAAATTATTCAACCTATTGTTTAATATTGCACTGAAATTTGAAACATTGATGTCCCCATTTAACCAAGGATATATTGAAAAGTCAACAAACTCCCTACTACATGTGTAATCAAAAATATTTGATATTATGTAACAAGATTGTATTGGTACTGGTACAAACTCACATCCTCTCTGTCTTCTATAAACAAATTTTTGTCTATGGAATATTGAGTTCTCATATTTAATCCCCGATGTCCATATTGTTGTTGCAGGAACCATTTGTTCCACAAGTTTCATCCAATAAGGACCTAAACCCTCAACATAGTCAATTAACTTTTGATATGTGTATTTGTTATTTGGAATACCCACAGTCTGTTGAGATTCGATGTATTTCCAAAATATAGATTGTAGTGTTGGGTACCCTCCAGTCTTTCCATCAGTAATGAATTGTCTGTTTCTTGTGTTGATTGTATTTTGCCAAAATGTTTGGAGAAATTCAAAGAACGTTTTCTTTTTTGGTTCAGGATTTATATACGTACTATCAATACCACCAGGTGTTACGAAAGTCGCACTAAAACCTGATTCAGGAATCGGATAATCAAATTTCACAGATTCATCCCAAACATCGTAAGCTAACCCTTGTCCAGGATTTAACGCTATTTCAACATTTTTGGCATTTAATACTAATTTTTCATTATCAACGAAATAATATGCATTATAATTTCCTTGTTTAGATATTCTTATTTTTTCATCGTCCGCCAACCAAGATTTATTATTATCAACGATTTTTCTAAGTTTGAACCCTTCTGTCATGTAAGGGAATTGTCTATATAAATCCAAATAAATTTGACCGTATGTAAAAGGTTGAAGTTGGGTCTGTATGTTGTAATTTTGTCCAGTGAAGATTGCACCTGTCACAACTACCTCATCAGGACTTCTGTGTTGTGGTGTAACTTGGTACCAACCAGCACCTTTCTGAAAAAACATATTTTCATTTGGTGTTGGTGCATTTGGAAATCCTTCGGCATCAACAGGATAATCAGCTCTGTCCACATTAACTTCTTGGTATATGTCTGTGACAGTAAAAGCAGTATAAAGTTGTCCCTTAATTTTGTAAGTGTCGCCAGGTAATAATGAAGGTAATTCTTGAACATATGTTCCTCCTGAAATTGCAGCATATTGACTATTGAACACCTCCATGTTTATTTTTTGGTCAGCCAAATAAATGTGTTCGTTAAATTCTACTAACGAGTCGGGAGCACCTATTAGTCTCAAAAGAAACTCTATCGACCTTCTTGTACCTTTCGATTTGAATAGGTATGCTGAATTCAAAATCAAATTTCTATAAAACTGATAATTCAACTCTGTTGGAGTCAAACTTCTTGAAAATCCTGGAAACTCATTTATTGCTTGATTTCCGAAAACACTTTCTAAAAAATTACCATCCGCGATTGGAGAAAAATTTGAAGACCAACCTAATGTTCTTGCCAAATTAACTAGTAATTGTGATGGTATGTCGTTTGCGGGTACATAATCAACTGAAGTCATGTATGCCAACCCGTCAATGAATATTTTTATTTGGTCGAAACTTCTTCCGTATATTTGGAATATTTTTTCTACCTTTTGACCTAAAGTATCGAACTCTTTCAAAGAACCTGAAACTAAGAATCTTGATAATAAATTAGTTTTGAAGTCATCCATGTTGACTGCAATCGATTCCAATTTCTCAAGATAGTTGTCGAATCCTATTGACCTAATATCCAAATTCCATGTTCCGTCTTTCGGCCATGTAACTATTTGATTTGATAGATAAAACTGTCCAAAGTCGTCTTGAAGAGGGACTTGGAATTCTGCAGTATACTCTGGTCTAACTAATCTATTTGCCAAGTATTTTTCAATAACATCAAAGTTTTCTTCAAATACTTTGTCTACTGTCATGTTATTAGGTCTAATAACAAAATCCTGAAAATATGTTGAAGCTGTTGTTCCAAAAGGTGCCCCTGACACGTAAAAAGAAATTGACCCTGATGTGAGTGATTGTGATGGTGTGAAGGATTCAATTTGATATTCAACTCCGTCAATGTGTATTGCGTAATCTAAGTACGTCTTGTGTAAGTTTCTGTACCTAGAAACTTCCATCTCCCTCAATTGCAAATTGGTTGTTGCATTTACAGAATAATCTATTTCAAAAGGATTGTTAATCCTACTAACATTTACTTCAAAATATGTCTCATTATTTATAGAGTCAAAAGAAATATTTGTAGCTGTAGCTCCTGTGGTGAAGTTAATTTGTGAAAAGAGAACATCCAATCCTGCGGGGAAATAATTAATTATTTTTGTTACTGAAACACTAAACCTTTTTGCTAGTGAGCCATATAATGAAAAATTACCTACTTGTGAAACATCAAAATTTGGAAAAACTCTGAATTGAGATTCTAATATTCTATCACCTTCTAAAGTAGAATTTAATTGTAAATTTTCTAAACTTATCGGAGTTGAAAATGCACCGACATTAAAAGTCCTATTAACTTTTTCAGCAACAGATGTTGTAAACTCAAAATTTCCTTGGGTCAAACCTCCTCCATTAACCGTTTGTAATCCGACGATTTCATCCGAAAATGTACCCGCTCCATTACCAGGTCTCGGAGGATAAAAATATTTTTGTCTTGTTGACGCCATTAGCTAGTTATTGTGTTAAAATTCTTACTGAAATCTATATTGTTTCCTCTACTTTCTCTAACCTCGTACAACAACGCATTAAATTGGTCTCTAATCTCGTATAAGTTGTATTGTCTGTAGATATTATTAGCAGAATCATAAATTGTATAAATGCCGTCGTCAATTGATTTAGTCTGATTACCGTATAGAGCAATCGCAAGTGATGAAATATCGTATTCAACCATTTCCACCTCAATTGTAACTGGATTGAAGTATGTGTTAGTTATAATAATATCTTGGTCAGGCTGACCTATAAATGGTGTTGCGTTAGGTTTGTTGGTTGGTGATGAAGATGGTGATACGGTCAAGAACAATAAATTTGTTTGTCCATCAACATATCTATATCTAATAGCCTTTTGTGAGGTATTAACTTGATTAGTAATCACAGGCTCACAATAAAAACATGAAGTAACTATTCTAAAAAAATTAGGGATTTTAGAACCGTCGGCATTTAGATATTCTATTCTAAATCCAACTAATCCTTGGGGGACAAATTTATTCAAGAAATTTGATGGTACGTTGGATAGGTCAATTACTAAACCTTTAACGTTTGGTAATGCACTAAGAACACCACAATCAGTTATTGTTGTTCTGATTTGTGCAGGTCTCAAATATAATGTATATATTCCTAATTGATTAAACTCATCTGCAGGTAATGTTAAATTATATAATCCACCTAAAATTTCAACTCCATTGTTTCCTCCAGTCTCGGAGTTATTGAAGTAAGGTCTTAATATTGTTGGAGCGTCCAACGTTTTCAACACAAAAGAATTAGTAACATCTCGAGATGGTGTGTAGTTCAAAATAATCTCTACATCATCTGGTGAGACATCACTTGGTCTAAGTGTTCCATATGTTCCTATTGCCATTTTTTTATATTATATTAATAAATAGTTTATGTCCTTTTTTCAACATTGAAAAATCCATAACCATAATTCAGTAAGTCCCCTAAATTATCAACTTCTCCCAATCTTTGTACTCTTTCGAATGCACTATTTTTCCCTCTCTCCACAAAGATGTCCGTTTGAATTTGTCCTTGGTCAATAATTTTTATTAATGACTCGTCTTTTGTTATTGGTCCTGCAGTAATATTATTCTCTGTAAGACCTGATGATTGTACGAAACTTAGTGTGAACCCTTCCTTATAATCATAATAATCAACATTTTGTATTGTGTATGCAGTAAAAATTGGATTCATGTCAGTTATTGCACCATAGATTTCTCCATTCTTTATGACAGGCGCTCCAACCACATATGTATTTAATCCGTATTGTGCCAATTCTGTAATTCTTGATTTTGTATCAGATGAAACCGTAAAAGGTACTTTAGTGTAATTGGAGCTTACTTGTGGTGCAACTGAATTTACGGCATCTCCACTGAAAATATAATCATAACTTATTGGCGTTGCAGACCAACTTCCAATGTTCGAAGTAAAAAATACTCTCCCGAGAGGATTATATATTACTTGAGATTTGAAAGGGACATGAATTTTTTTAAACACATCAACCACACCCCAAGGATTAACTTGTTTCAATCTTATAGTATAAGAATTAGTTCCATTCGGATATGTGTGTGAAATATAGTTTGGTGTATATGCCGTAATGACTTCTATTTGTGAACCGTCCCCCCAATCAACAGAATAAGTAGATAGGTCAATAAACTTTTGATAGTTTTGTGAAGTGTTATAAAAGAAGTATGTATATGGAGAAGATGTTGTTGCAGAAAATAAAAAGTTTGTTACAATATCTTGTTGCACAATATCACCATCAAAAGGGCTGAAATACCCCGAGTCGTAAGCCGACTGAGTCAACATTATCGGTACAGTAAGTCCAGTCAAAGTAGAACTTCCGTTAGGTCCTGAACTAATAAGTTTTTGCATGGACTCATAATATCCCACCTTAACACCATCAACGGTTGTGGTCTTGATGTCAGAGCTGATTGTCTCAGGAGATATAATAAACCTATATGTATCACTCATGGTCTAGGTGGATTTACATATTCAAACCATTTTATTGGGGTTGTCGTACCCACTCTTGTTCCCGTCTTTACATCGAATATTTTATAGTTCAAATCGATATAATCCAAAACAACCCTGTAATAGAAATATATTGTATTATCGAAAGCATAAACATTACCACCTAAAGATGATGTTTGTAATGATGACTGAGGTTCGTTCATCATTTTTGTGAACTGACCTGTACTGGCATTATAAAATTTTGCCGTCATATAAAAAGTATTGAGCGGTAAAAACTTCAAACTTTTTAACCAATAAATGAAGAACCCTTCTTTATCACCAATATAATCTAACTTGTATTTTGGTTTCCTAATTCTCACAGGAGTTCTAGCCATATTAATATCCATGAATTCTCCCTGTTGAGTTGGAATAATAATTGTAAAATAATTCTTTTGTCTTTTTTCATCCACACTATCGTAAAAGTCCAATTTGAAAAAAGAATTAGAAAAACTATTTCTATAATAAAAAATATCTTGTGTTGTAAATCCTTCCCCTAAGTAACTGTTTTGCCAATTGCTTGGACTTGTTAAACTTCCTCCCGAATAAAAAAAGAATTCATAATTAATTTCAGTTTTACCGTTAGTGTCCGCATCATGAGGAAATCTGTTGACTTCAAAATCATAACCCACACCTACAACTTCTTTAACAGATTTGATTTCATATTCATCTACCGCATCATCCAATCCTTCATAATCCCATTTTAGTTCAATGGGTATATTGATTTGCTTGTTGAGTAGAATATTTTGTAAAATACTAAATTTATTCACATCTATCTATTAAAGGTTTATAAGGAACTTCAAGTCCTGTTAATCCGTCGTTAAAATCAAAATCTCTATCGTCGGGTATTAACTTAAATATTGTGTTCGAGTATGGGTATTGAGCCCCATTAAAAAATGGATAATCAACTCCTCTACCCAAATTATCAATAAATCCGTAAGTATACAAATCTCTCCATCTGAAATTTTCATCAGATGCTGAATAAAAAGAATAACTTGGGACTGATTCTATTTCATTAATTTTTGCGGTTTCAATATAATCCGAAAAAACTCTTATTGTTATAGGATGATGAGGTTGATAATAATATCCTGATGGATTTGTGGAGGTTGAAGTTTGAAACACATTCTGATTAAATTTCAACTTGTGATAATATTTCGAAATTACTCTTTCGACTTGAAAGTAATCGTTCCACTCACAAAAGTCTCCATCTATAATATCACCAACTTTTAAGTTTTGATTATAATAAAAAGTTTTGGTTACTCCATTTGTTTGAGTATAAGAGCTAACTCCTATATTTGAGTTTGAGTTTACATTTGTAGAAGACCACCAAGAGTTATTTGTTTTAGTTATATTGAATAACCAACCCTGTTTTAATGCCACACCGTTTGTTGGGGGGTTGAAATACCCTGAGTATCCTCTATTGATTATAGTGAGAAACAATTCAGACAAAGGTCTTTGTTGATTATCCAAAAGGTTGGCTAAATTCAAATCTCTAAGTGGTGTTATTGTATAAGTGTTTGAACTATTTTTTTGTGAGATTCTTGTAATTTTGTTTGGTGTAATCGAACTTAATTCTAATTTCTTTTCATCATTAAAAGAATTTTTTTCGAACCCTGTTTTAGTAACAACCGCATCATCAATGTTGGAAATTATTTTATGTTGTCTTATATAATATTTTGATTTGGTTTCTTGGATATTATCAAAGTTCACAACTCTTTTGAAGGTCCCAATAACTGAATTTGCAAATGTATTACCCGTATATCCAATATCGTAAATACTGAAAATGTAAACCTCGCTTCCGAGTAATCCATTTCCTAAATCAAAAACCTCAAATAAGGTTTGAGTTCTATAACTTAAAATCTCATTATTAACTTTGAGTTCAACGGATTCACCTATTGTTAGTCCGTGTGGAGAAATACATTCAAAAGAAATTATAGGATTACCATTGACTGTAGTTCTTTTTATTACAAATGGAATTCCATCCTTAGCCACCCAATCAAAAGTGGTATCATTCAATGTTGCAGATAAGTTTACATCAAAATTATTTTGGAATGGATACGAATAATAATACGTCCAATTATATGTGAAAGCACTTTTTGACTTATAATTTATGTGGGTGTTTGTTATATCATCTCTAAAGAAATCAAACTCATAATACTGTGGGAAACCTTTCCATACGTTTGTAAATACAGAAGTTTGTCCGTCAACCAGATATAAATTATATTGGAATGGTAAGTATTCTGTTGTACCTGTAAAAACATTTTCATACAAATAACTTACCTTAAAAGTAGGTCTGAATATTGTAGATGTTTGTCTTTCCTCATCAAAAACTTGAGCCAAACTCACATTCGCAGTTCTATCATATTCAACTAAAGACTGACTTTGTTCCTGCAAACTTACTTGCAGTTGTTGGTCTTCGGACGGTGCCGATTTGTATTGTTGAGAACTTGGTATGATTGTAAATCTATTCACTTAATCCGTATTTTTCTTTGAATTTTTCTAATGCCGTAGCCCCTACAATTGTTCCAAAATAAAAATGAAAAGGTGCACCAACTAAAAATTTACTACTGATGGATGGACCACTTGGTTTGAATTCTGTACCAGAACTTAAAACCGTGTCATTAGACACGTTGAAAATATATCCTCTCATATTTTGGTCGTTTACAATTCCGCTACCCTTAAAATATTGAGTTAATACTCTATCTAATGATTGATACCCATATTGTAATATATCACCCTCGTTAGTCGCCCAATTATTTAGTTCGGTTCCAAATATGTTTGAGTTATTCTGAAGACTCCATTTATAAAATGGTACTTCTTGGGTTTTTATTCCATAATAGTATGGTGTTGAGTTTGCGGTTGGTGAACTTCTAAAGTTTATTCTCCCTGGTGTGATAAAATCCTTAAATTGAAGATTCTCAGTCGTAGATGAGAAAAATATACCAATTGTAGGATTGGTTGGTGTTCCGTAAATGCCAACTGGACTATTGTCAGTATTTGTACTATAAAACTCAGGACTGAATTTAATTACCCCTTCTTCTGAATTTATCGACATCATTTGAGCTAAGTCACCGTCAACTCGTCTTTTACTTTCACCCCTATTACCACTCGAATTCCTTGTAAAGAAATTTTGTATTGAGTCTCTTTCTAAGAAAGATGAATTCAAAATTCTTGAGATTACGAATAAATTTATTATATCAGATGTGTCAGAATAACTTGTCGGATTCAGATTGTCTAATATAAATGCGTTAGTTGACGGGTCTAATGTTATTTCATCGTAAAAACTATCTTTGTATCCCAAATCAATAATTGTTGTAGGGAATAATAAATTTTTATCATTAACTGAGGTGGGTTCCAAAGATGCTGATTTGCCGACAAACTTATTCGAACTGAATATATATGGACTACTTCTATAGTAGAAATTTGAGGTTTCATCCTCAAAGAAAACCAAATCTTTACAAAAATTTACATCTGAAGGTTTATTTTCTCTATCATAGTAAGTGTCCACCTGAATTGGAAAAGCGAATAACGTTCCATTCACCCAATTATTTGTAAATGTTTGTGAAAGAACTCCTCGACAAATACCATAAAATAACTTATATCTTGTTCCCCACTCATCAAATTTTTCCAAATCTTTAGTCAACCCAATAAGTGGTCTCGTAAATAAAACATAACAACCATTTTCAACTTGGTCATTTTTTGCGCAAGATTGACTGATTCCAAAAGTATTACTAAAACCCGTATAACAATCTAAAGAAACCATGTTAGAACAGTTGAAACTTTCCAAAACATTTGACGCATAAAGTTGTCCTTCTATATCGGGTTCTTCTTGTTGAGCATTAGTTGGATATTGTGATGACAAAAGTGTTGAATCTGTTGTGGGGTCAATTATTTCGTAGAGTGCAAAATTTATATTTTGTTGTAGTAATGCAACATTAGGAGCATCCCAAGCAATCCCATCTAACACATCTGATGATGGTAATCTATCCGTTCTCATCACGATTTTGTTTTTATCCGAAATTAATAAAGGGTTTTGTAATAAATCAGGATAAAGATTTGGCGAAGTATACCTATAATCTAACTCATTGTACGCAATATTACTTGCATCTAAAATTTGAAAAGCTCTTCCTAAAATATTAACACTAAAAATAGGAGTTAGAAAAGCTAAAGCACTAGTTCTATTGAGTTCTCCATCCAATATTGCGTTTCCTGATAAATCCTCCGAGTCGTCATATTTTCCAGAGCTTACAGTATTACTATAAAAATCATTCGCTGATTTCGATGATATTCCATTTGCACCATAGAAAGGGTCATTATTAACATTTGAATTATATACACTATAATTGCTAACATCTAATTTACCATAATATCCAACTGAAGATGATGTAAATGCCGAAAACTGTGTACCAGGTGTGAAAAAGTATGAATTATAAAAAATGTTGTTTTGATTATTAAATTGTTGTACTGTTGAATTTGGTGTTACTTTCTGTATTGGGATATTTATTCTTGCTTCTAAAAGAAATGAAAATCTACTGTCATCAACATCATATCCAAATATTTTTCCTAAATTATATTTGTTCTTAAATTTAGGAGAATAAGGGTCAACCCCTCTTTGAAGTATTAAAATATATTGATTATCGAAGTTTTCGTAAAAATCATTGAATCCAAAAATTCTTGTCGGTACACTTCTTTCCCTATATTGTATCCCGTTGTTATGTTCCATCCATCTTAAAACAGTTTCTGCCGTTAAAATATCTGGAAAGGTTTGAACACTATTGAGGTTTGCAAGACTTATAAACTCATTTACTGTTATTGCCGTTATTACTTGGAAATATTCTCTATCAATTGGGAAATATTGCCTATTGAAAGTACTACCCGTAGTCAGATTATATGTTGACGTTTTTTCTAAAGTTTGGTTATTTTCATTAGCATATTTAACAGTGATTTGTTGAGCTTGTGTAATCGAAGTACCTGAAATGCCAAAAAGAGTTCCGTTATTTGTTACCTCTTCGTATAATACGTTTTTATCTGATGTCGTTCCAGGATTGACTGTTGTTAATAATTGTCCCGGTAAATAACTTCTTGTAGATATAACAGTTATTGTGTTGTCCAAATGACTTAAACCCACATTACTTTCGTGGTCAAAACTAACTCTAATTCTATTTATGCCAGAAAAATATGAATTTCTTTGGTTAAAGAGATTAACTCTTTCTCCTATTGGTAAATCCATACTCCATACAAACATTTTATCTTCTCCCTCGGAAACCTCTCTTAACACATCTGATTTCGGAACTTTATAAACAGTATCAACTCCTGAGGAAATATTTCCGCCCATAGCTTGTGAATATAAATCCGCGATTATTGTTATATCCTCAGCTGGTTGATAGTTAATTCCGTACAAGTATTCAGTAAACTTTTCGTAGTATTTAACTGGAGATGATACAGGAGTTAGGACACCATTACCTGTTGTATCAATTAACGTTGTTGAAGTTTCCGCGGGTTTACAATCACAACTTTGACATTCAGGATATGTAATCATTGGTAATCTTACAGGTATACCTCCAGTCCTAGGTCTTCCTCCAATTATATTTCTGAGAAGGTTAATAATTTGGTAAATTGTTCCGATGATTACGTGAGCAAGAACCAATAAAAATGAACCAATGTATTGAAATATTGTAAATAATATTGAAAATATGAAAAATAAAGTATCAAAGTTTCTGTACCCTTCATTCACAGGAAACTTGTTTACGGTCGCAGCACAATCATTATTACCTATTTCTTTAATCCCTATAAATCTAGCCCTGTTCCCTTTCTTATATTGGTCTATAAGTCCAGAGACCGTATATACTTTATTGAATCTAAATTCATAAAAAGTATCCTCGCAGTTGATAATGCTGTCAAGTTTTTTATTTGTATCCGAACCGAAACCATTTGTATAACCAGACCAATCTAATCCAAAATAGTACGAACTCCTCAATTGTTTATATCGAGAAGAAAAACTTGGTTGGGTTAAATACGGGTCTGCAGTTGTGTTGGCTAACCATCCGTATTCTCTAACGTTTGGAACTAAAAAATCAGCTCTTCTGGTTTGTTGGGATAGTCCTTTGGCTTGTTGCCATTTTATTTTGAACCTATAGTTTGCCTTAGTTGGAATTCCAACATTTGGGTCAGGAGAAATGACTCTCTCACCAAATTCATTCGTTGTTATATAATCCAAATTCATTGGTAATTCAGTAACCCATGTCCCATCCTCATCAATTACATTTCCTGATTGTTCCAACTGATATTGTTCCAAAATTGGATTACCGTCACTATCTTGCTGAATTGTTTGTCTAACAGCTAAAATCTGTCCAGGTCCTGACTGTAGACTACAAAGTTCACCTGTATTATCTCTAGGTTTACAATTCTTTCTCACTCTATATTCATCCGAATTAGAAAATATAGAACCTATAAAAACAGATGTTGGTTGTATGTCAATATTAGCATCTTCTCTCAAATCAAAATCCACCCTATTAATTGCAATCTGACAGATTTCAGGTTCCCCCCATAGAGGAGAAACTTCAACCGTTTTTGTTAGATTAACAATTTGAGGAAGAGAGTTTAAGTCAGTTGATGTTCTGAAACTACCACCTGAAACTTGAGCCTCGGTAGCTCTACCTATTCTTATTAAATCTTGAGGTGTCAAAGAAAACTCTCCGATGTCTGAAAGGTCCACATCCATTACAACCGTTTGGAATCCTAATGGAACCCCCATAATCATATAATCACCACTTTCGTTTGTTTTTACAGTAAATTTGAAATACTTGTCATATATTTCAGCGGCAGTTGCATTTGTTAGTACGTCTAACCTTGTTGGAAAAGTTCCTGTAGCTGCGTGTTTACTGTATGACTTTTCATAGGGTAACAAGTTATACCTGTACCCGTCTTCATTAGTATCTTCAATAGACGTATAAGGATATATCGAACGAAGTTCTTGATTTAACAAATCTTGTTCTGAAGCAGGAATGAAAACCGATATTTTCGCATTAGGAACACCTGTTCCATTGTTTGCAGTAACTCTTCCAACAACTACTCCATAGTCGGCACAATATCTTGTATAAACATCTGCTTGTTGAATCTTCAAAGATAAAATCTCTAAAAATTCAAAGTCTTGGTCTAATTGTAAATTTATTGTTTTGTCTACGCCTACTTCAGTTCTAATTCTATAACTTTGACCCATGGAGTCTTTTATGATAAATAGTTTACCCCAAAATTTTAATGGAAGATGGGTAATTGAAATTTAGAAATAGATGTGAATAAATAAATCTATTAAGAAAGAGTTGTGTTTTGGAAATTCTTAACGCTCACTCTGATGTCTCTTGTTGGGTACCTAATTTGATAAACCTGACTCGGTTCTGCAAAAATTGTATCATCAACAGGTCTTATTTGTCTTGTCTCACTATTTGAGTACGCCATAGAAGTTTCAAATGAAGAATATTGTCCTCCAACATTATTGAATACCTCCATTCCTGCAACAGTTATAACACCATTTTGATTTTGAATGATACTTCTTATTTCGGATAGATATACGTTTTGTCCCAATTCTCTAAACAATGGATTAAAATACTCTGAAACTTTATTAACAATATCAGTAATAATTTGTCCTGAGTTTTGAGTTGTACTTAAAACAACAGAAACTTCTATACTTAAGTCAATTACTTTAGCTGTCTCAATAGATATATAATCATTCATCATTCTATAGTTCGACAGATAATTTGCAATGTTTTGTCTTAATGTATTCGATACAATACTTGTAAGTTTTCCTTGTGAGTCGTAAGACAATATTTGAATTAATATCTTATTATTATTTTCTGTTATTGCGACTTTAGCCGGTGCACCGAATTCCGCGGGCATGTTTCTAATTATTGATTCGTAGTCAGAAACTGTAACCGCTCTTTTTTGTGCTGCGAAGTTAAATGAAACGTAATTTCTAATTTCTTCTGTGGTAGGTTGATTTGCACCTCCAATAGCCGCAGTCACATTCACACATCTCAAGGAATTGATTACTGAGTTGTTTGTTGATTCCGAAGGTCCGTTTACATAAAAAGTTACATCACCAACTTGATTAATTATATTTGTACCTAAGTTAGTTCCTAATCCACCACCCACTCTGTATTGAACAAACAAAGTAGAGTTTGGTACAAGAGCTGAACCAAGTGAAAAATTGTTGAGGTAATTTTGGATATTGAGAGGTCCTCCCAAATTTGTAAACAAATTTAATTGGTCTTGTGATGAGGTCGTTCCTCCACCAAAAGTCATTTTTTTGAAACCTTCAGGTGTAAATTCAGAAATGAATCTATTATTAGTTTGAATGTACCTTCCAACTTTTATCCCTGGTTGGTCTGATACTTTAGTTGGGTCTTCTACAAAAATTCTATCTTCAGCCAACGCATCAACTTCAAACCATCTATTTGCTGCACCTAAAAATTCTGCAACTGTAGGTACATTTGTATAGTCTGTTCCATTTTTTAACAAAACACTGGTAATACCTAAAACATTTTTTTCAGGTAAAAATAACTCGAAGAATGGTCTAACATCGTTAGGTGAAATTACTCTTTTGAATACTTTTGTAATTCCATTAACAACCAATTCTCTTTTTGTTATTGTATAATTCACAATTACATTATTCGAATTGAAGTTAGGTATTTTTAATCTATTTGGATACCCTTGAGCATTATACGGAGAAGCAAAATCAATATCATATACGTTCTCAAATACTATTCCCGCCCCTGTAACTTGCGAGCCTCTAACTAACTGTCCCAAATATCTTTCGTCTTCTTTGTCACCAAATGCGGGCACTGTTATGGAAAAATCAACCAATGAAACTGAAGGTCTTTGTCCAGGTATTTTAAGTCCGTATGTTCTAGCTATGTTATATATAGATGACCTCTGCTGAGCATATTGTAAAACAGTTTCCTGTATACTCCTATCAATATGATAATGAAGATTATCCGCAACAGCTGCATTCAAATCCAAAAACACAGAGAATACAGACGCGTCGTTAAAATCTTGAATTAAATCAGGATAATAAGTTTGAACATAATTCAATAACTCGGCTCTGATTCCTTGATAATCTCGGACCGTATAAGATATTCTATTGTTTGCCATCTTCTATTAAATATTGATTATAACAAAATCAGATTGAGCAAAGACTGAATTACTCGATGAATAATCAATCCTAACTTTTGCAGTATATTCACTTGTGTTTTTTCCTGGAACCCTGTAAATGTCAAAAACTTGATTTCCTCCCGCGGTTGTAACGTAGTCACCATCGACCTCGTCCTCCGGTGTTATTGGTTCAATTGAAATATTATTTACAATTAAATTTGGTAAGTAGGTTGAAATTGAGTCTCTTATATCTGATTCTAAAGCCGAGAAAGTTAATCCGTCAAAAGGTTCAAATATATATTCATATAGTCTTGTTCCAAAATCAGGAAGAAAGTATCTTGACCCTTTCCTTGTAAGTAATAAATGGATTAAGTCTGACCTTATCTCTTGCTGTTCATACTCAGTCAATCCCAAATAATCACCTCTTTGTGAATCTTGGAATGGAAAAAAGAGACCGTAAGTAATACCGTTTGCCATATTAAATAAATATACAAATGCTATTTTTCAACTAAAGTGGTATTACCCTTTAATCCTTTAGGTTCATATGGACAATGTCTACATCCCCCATGAGAACCACAACAATGACCTCTTCGTATGTGATACTCTTCGGTAAAAACTACTCTGTTATTCTCCACGTAATAATCAGAAGGGAGAATCTCATTTGGATTCTCCCTTTCTTTATTTGTATTTTCCATAGGTTTTTATACTAAAACACATGCTCCGCCAGCACAAGCCAACTCACCACTTAAATCAGTTTCATCTTCAAGTTCAACGATTTTAGACAAGTCAACTTCATGTAAGGTCTGCATTAATTCATCATACTTTTCTTTGGTACAATCTTCGAAAGGTGCCTGGATATAACTACCCCCATCATATGGTAATACCGATAGTCCATTGTAGTGGTCTCTATTTTCCCACATCCACTCACCTACTGCAGGCCATTCGTGTTCACGAATAGAAACTGTTGCAGATACGTTATGAGAATTACTACCACTTCTGTGACCTGGCTTAATCCAATCAACATGAACTTTCTTAACTCTTTCAAGAAGTTGAATCGGTGATTCATTTCTCAAAATAGAACCTTCTGGAGCTTTTTGAGGAATACCAATCACTGCAGTATCATGTGGTCTGAAGTATTCATCTTCAATAAGTTCAGGATGGTTTTCTTTGAGGTATGTATAAATTGATTCGTTCTTTCCAACCCTAACTCTTCTGATATAGTACTCATTATGCCAAGCATGAATTCCTGATGATGTACCAAGTGTCAACGAAGTTGTACCTGCTGGTTTAACCGTTGTCGTTCTAGCCGCAGGATTTATACCAAGAAGTTCAGCAACCCTTTTATTTTCTTCTTTAACAATTTTTGATGCTGCTTTCATGTCCAACTTCAAAACAGCACCTGACCCTATACCTGTCATTGACACCCCAATCAAAGCATCTTTCTCAGTTGTTCTTTGCCAAATAGGTCTTAAATAATGGAAGTTAGTATAACCAGCTTGTAGTGTACCACAGAAAGCCGCAGCTCTAACTCTATCTTCATAGTCTTCTTGTGATACTACATTTGATACATTCACCTCTGTTAAATTACAGAATTGGAATGGTCTCAATGCGATTTCACAACAAGGATTGGTTCCCCAATCTTTATCGTTAGTTAAGTAAATACCGGGTTCACCAGCTCCGCTTGCTTCAATTCTCTTCCAAAGGTCCATGAAGTAATCTTTTGTAATTTTGTGTCGGAGCAACACAGCCGAGTTATTAGCTCTACCTCTTTGTGGATTTGTTTCCCACCAAGCACCTGACTTACAACCAATCATTTCATCATCAGTTGCCGAGAACAATGAAATAAGTGCAGCTCTTCTGATACCACCTGCCAATACTGCATCTGCAATATGACAAACCATATCATGTACTTCGATAGCTCTTAATTTTTCACCATTTTCTTTAGCGTCCAAAATACCTTCAAGTTTAATGAGACATTCTTTCAATGGTTGAGGTCCAGGAGCCTTTCCACCTGAAGTAACAAGTCTTGCACCTTTTGGTCTGATGTCACTGAAATCAAATTCAATTTGTGAACCACCAAAGAAGTAAGATTTTACCAAAATTTTGACAGCGTCTGCCCATCCTTCAATAGAGTCAGCAACTAACCATCTTCTTTTTCTTTCTTTATTTGGTTTTAGAATTTCAGGAAGTGTTTCAACATGATGTTTTTGAACAGAATATCCTACACCCGTTCCACCTAACAACAAGAACATGATTTCAGAAAAAACTCTCCAATCATCAATTGGTGCGAAAGCGCAGTTATAAATTCTGTTTGGTGAGATTTCAATTGGTTTACCTGCAAACTGCATTGACCTCATTGATGGGAGAACTTGTTTCTTAAAAACATACATGTAGTTCTCTCTTATTTCTTTTTCTAAATTTGGAAACTGCTTAATATGCATCTCCATGTTTCTTGTGACTAGTTCTTGCCACGTCTCTCTTCTGTTCAACTCAGGAATAAATTTTGCATACTTCATGTATACTGTAATATCACTGAGTATTCTGTTTGAAATGTCCATTTTTTAATTTTTTGGGATTATTTTTTAATAAAAATCAACGATTTTTTTAATAAATATGATGTTCTGCCGGAAGCGAACCACATTTTTAATTAAAAATTATAAGTTTTTTTTGAAAAAAGTAGATATTTAGTTTGATGTGTTTTTATGTTGTTCTTTTTGTTTTCGTTTTTCTAAAAGCTCTCTAACTCTATCTCTATTTTTTTCTTCTTTTTGTTCTTCGAATCCTAAGAAAGTTACTGATGATTCAGTATCAATCTCTAATAATTCGTTATTGAATTTACAGTTCTCAAAAATTACACCATCTTTTCCTAATCTAGATTTTGTAATTGCGATAGTCGCTAAATTCATTTCTTTTTGTTGTAGTGTTTTTGCAATTGATATAATTACGTGTCCTACTTGTGCTTTTTTAATTGACCCACCCATTTGGTCTG